ACAGTATTTACAGATATCAAATTTTGCAGGTGGATTAAACACTCAGTTTGACCAAAGAGATATAGCTGGTAACGAACTTACTGATGCAAGCAATGTTCAAGTATATAAATCAGGTCAGATATATTCATCAAGAGTTTCGGAAACAGAGACATCTAGAGCTACTGGCTCAAACACTGCTGGCAAGGGATTGTTCTTATTTAAATCTGATAATGATATTGATAGTGCTAGTAAACCAATAGAATTATTAGCTTTAGCTGATGTTGCAACTAGTCAAGTTGATTTTATTGAAGACCCATTTGATACAATTAGTGCTCGTGATAATTCTAATCATTTAGAGGCAATTGATATAGGAACTGAAACAGCTAATGGTAATTTTGTTTATTACTATGTAGACGGAGCATTAAGAATATCTGATTATTATAGAAGTGGAACTACGATTAATGAAAGTAATACATCTACTTGGTTTGGTCATGTTGATAGAGTTGGAACTATACCTGGAGGAGCTTTAGATATTTGGGTTACTGCTTCAAATAATTTAGCTGCCCCATCGGGTGGCGATAAATCGGAGGCTGGTTCTGCCCAATATGCTGCAGAAAATGCTGGATTTGATGTTGATTTAGATGTAGAAACAACTGATGATGATGGATTATGGGAAGCGACTACATATCAATTTGCTCAATCATTTGTTTATGAAGGCGACCAAGAATCTTTATTAAGAGTATATTCTCAGACTGCGGCGCTATCTACTAATAATTATTTTACTAGTGTTTTGTTGGGACTTACCCGTAGCTCCAGTGCTAGTAACAAACGAATTAAAGGCGGTAGAATATATATTAGAAAAAAAGATAGTAACGATTTGTGGACATTATTTCTTGATGCGGATTTTGAGCGTGGAGTAAGAAAAGATATGGGTGACGAATTTGTATCTTGGGCTGATAGCTCTAATGATTATGTGAACAGCTCAGGGATAGAAATAAAAGGGCCCAGTATTGATACATATGAATCAATCAATGGATTTAGTCCTGATGTTGGTCATTTATCGTTTGGTGAAGCTGGGGGATTATCTTATAAAGATGCTACAGTTTGTAATATGAGAACATTTGTTGCTCATGTTAATTATTATACATCTATTGGTGGAGCTGAAACAAAATTAATGCCAGATAGAATATTATATACTCCAATCGGTAAATATGATACATTTCCGCCTAATCAATTTATTGATATAGGTATTAATGATGGTGAAGATTTTACAGCATTAGAATCATTCGGTACTAAAATATTAGCATTTAAGCAAAGTACGTTATATATTATTGACGTTACTTCTCCTGATGATGTTAGTTGGTTCTTGGAATCCACTCATAAAGGAGTTGGTGTTGACAAACCAACAGCCGTAGTAAGAACTGAATTTGGAATTTGCTGGGCCAATACCAATGGTGTATATTTATGGTCTCCGTCTCAAGGAATATCAAACTTATCTATTAAGCTTGATAAAGATTTTGCTCCTTTAAGTGGAATGGCTAATCCTGTTATTGGATTTTATCCACCAAAAGGACACTTATTGATAGTACAAGATTGTACACAGTCTTCTGATATGTTGGTATATGATTTTAATACTAAATCGTTTACAAAGCTTACAGCTTATACGGGAGCTGCAATTACAAATATGCAGAATAACGTCAATGAATGTATATGGTTAGAGGGAAATAATGTTAAAAAGTATTTGCCAACTCAAGGCACTACAAACATAGCTTTTGCATTTACTACTAAAGATTTTGATTTTGGAAACCCTGCTTTAACAAAAAAAATAAAAAAGATTATAGTGAGCTATTCTACAGCAGCCTCTGGAGTTAATGTAACAACGACATACTTTACAAATGGAGATACTGATGCTACAGGTAACTTAGGAACTAGTGATGAATGGGGAACTGCTGCAAAGGGTGGTATAAAAAATATAGATGCATCAGCTATTGGTGCCGTAAGCAGTTTAAGGCTTAAATTCTCAGCTACAGGATGTTACAAGATTAATGATATTACTGTTGTATATAGAACAAGAATGAAACCACCCGCAACATCGGCGAATAGTTAATATGTCATCAGTAGTAAATACAAATTTAAGAGCAGCCCAAGACCGTAAAGAACGGACAAACGACTTGCATAGCAGGCTTCGGGATAAATCTGGAGGATGGTCTTCAACACCTTCTGGATTAGAAGCTGGGACTGTACAGATTATTTCCTCACCTGGAGGAGAAAGAATTAAAGTTTCGGATAAGGTAATGCTTTCTGGAGCAACGTTGAACGAAGCTTTAGATAATTCAGAAACACCAATAGATGTATCAGATGGAACAAAATTTATAGTTGGAGATACTATAAGAATTGATAATGAACATATGTATGTGCAATCAATATCATCTAATACATTGACAGTTAGAAGAAATCAAGATGGGACTTCAGCTGTAACTCATGATAATGGAACTCCTATTAAAATATTTAGACCTAAGATTCCAACAAGATATAGTGAATTGGGTTCAGAAACATTGAAATTTGTGAAGGATGGTTCAACATTTAATTATCCAAAACAAATGCAATTTATACCTGCATCTGCTTTAAATTTTGGTTCACCTTTTACTTTTAGCGGTGCAAATTTAGCTGATTACGATGATGAACAGTACGATGTTTTGTTTATGCTGAAAGATATGCAAACATATAGCGTTAGTGGTTCTGATGAAAGTAGCAATCAGTCAATTCAGGTGACTGCTGAAAGTAAATCATCTACAGGGTTTACTCCTACAGCGAGCGTTATTATAGCAAGTACTTCAACTAGTTATATAGTTACCTCTTCTACATCTCCAGATATAGATAGGGAAAATGCAGGGTATAATACGTCTTTACCTGCTCCGACATATGCAACAGATTATACTGGTTACGATGCTTATGATGTTATGGCTAACTCGGATACTGGGGGAGCTGGGGTAACAGATATAAGCGTTACATACACTCTCGACTTTTCTGGTGTGAAGGGGACTGGAGAATTTATCGTTAAGGGATATATTAGAACAGGAACTCAGGATAGCGGCACGGCCACGCGATTTGATAATACAGATTATAACCAATTAGATTTTGATATACTTAGGGATGCTGCTGATGGGGACGGCTCGATAACATTAACTGATACTTTTACACCGTCAGGAACTCTTGGAGACCCGGCTATGGTAGTAATGACTATCACAAATTATGACCAGTTTGGTGGTAGTACAGCTACATTAGCAGGAGAGATTACTTCAATAACTTATACTGCATCAAGTGGTACGGTACGTCCTGTAACAGGAATAAATAAAGCGGATGCTATTGTAATAGCAAAGGTATACAATCAATAATCGAGTAAGATAAGGAAAATATTATGGCAAGATACAACCCAATGCAATCAGTAGTAGGACAGGCTGGTCTTCAGTTAAGCGGACAGGGCTTAGCTTGGGAAGGAAAAGAGAGGGGTCTCGGTAGGCGAGCTATACAAGATTATCTTAATAATCAAGCGAGAAAAGCTACTAAAGCTGGCCGAGGTATAAGTCTTTCAAATACACTTGGTAAGGGATTAGGAATGCTTGCTATGTTAGCGACTGGCCCTGGTGGATTGGCTGGAAAGGCGGGGTGGAGCATATTAAAACAGGTTTTATTAGGGGCTGGTGTATCGGGAGGAGTAAGTGGTTTGGGTGGTAAACACTTCGCTGATAAATTAAGCAAGGAGGAAGCTCCTGATGTTTTATATGGAGTCGCAGAGGCGGAAGAAGCTGAATCAGCAGCTCACTCTGCAATAGATACTTTAATTGGTTCTGTAGTTCCTAAAGCGTTATCTACAGCAATAACAACACCATTAGATTATCTGACATATCAGCAGAAATTCGACCCGACTACGAAAGTGACTGAGGAAGTGGTTAAGGAAGCTGGTAAAACGGCTGGTCTGGAAGCGTCAAGTTACGCCGCTGGAGATATAGGTAAATTATTTGCAGCTGGTCAAGAAGGATATAAACAAAAGGGATTCCAAGATTTGTTAAGTTTAATA